GCGTTCAACACATACAACAAAGACGTAAATAATCGTCCTACAAGTGGATTAATGTATCCCCGTACAAGAACACGCAGGCATGGGTAAATACTAATATGGCATACGAAAATTCAAAACTAACAGCGGTACCTTATTTCTACGATAAACAACTTCGTAGATATATTCAGCAGTTCATAAGAATATTTGCTGGATTTCAAGTAGCTATGCATACAGATAGTGCTGGAAATGTTGTATATCAGACTGCACCTGTACGTTATGGTGATGTAAGTAGAATGGCGGCGCACATTGTAAGAGAAAATTCTGAAAACATGGTACAAACTACTCCATTTATTAGTTGTCATGTTACAGGATTGGAAACTGCGCCTGACAGAAGAACACTTGGTTCATATGAAGAAACTGTACCAGTTTATGAAAAGAAATATAATGAAGTAACTGGATCATACGAAGATGAACAAGGCAGAGCTTATAGTATAAAAAGATATCAACCTGTTCCTTATAATTTAACAATGCAGGTAGATGTTTGGACATCAAATACAGAACAAAAATTACAGCTATTAGAACAAATACTTGTATTATTCAATCCTACATTAAACATACACACTAGTAATAATCCACTAGACTGGAGTACACTAAGCTATGTAGAACTAATTGCTAGCACTTGGAGTATGAGAGCAATACCCAGCGGGGTAGATGATATTATTGATATCAGTACAATGACATTTACAATGCCAGTATTAATTAATCCTCCTGCTAAAGTACAAAAACAAACTATTATACACACTATCATTGATAACATAAATGACACTGACGAAGCAGGATTAGATGCAATTAGAGCTGGGCAAAGTTATTCTCCGTTGTTTACAAGTTATAAAGTAGTAACACTAGACAATTATAAAATGCGTTTTACAATGGACGCTAGCGGCGCAGGAACTGCACAACTATTAAGTCAAAGCGGAACTAACAGTGATGCAAATGGTATACTCAATTGGGCTACAGTTTTTAAACCTTTTGGCGTATTCAGAGATGATATAAGTCAACTAAGGTTAAAACAAACAGATGATCCCGGCGATACACAAGGTGATATAATTGGCAACATAAAAGTAAATCAAGGCAATCCTAATTTACTTGACATTACTATGGATACTAGTACATTTCCTGCTAACACACAACCAGCTGTTGATGCAGTAGTTAATCCGCAAGCCAACCAACCTGGAGATGGCACTATAACTGCCGCCGCAGACGGAGACAGATATTTACTTACAGAAGATGTCGCAGGCGGCACTGGATGGTTAGGCAGTAATGCTAAAAAGCATGATATTATACAGTACAGTCTGGGAACAAACCAATGGGATATTGTTTTTGATGCAAGTGTAAATGGATCTACATTACAACATACAACAAATATAACTACTGCTGATAGACTAAAATATAATGGAACAGAATGGGTTAATGCATTTGAAGGCACTTATAACCCAGGATTTTGGCGAATATACCTATAATGATACAAGCAAGCGGTTGCTGTTTTCTAGCCCTTGACACGGGTAGAATCATGCTACAACAAAGAAGTAAACGAAGCAGTCACCCATTAACTTGGAGTTTTTGGGGAGGCAAAGCTGAGAAAAAAGAACGTCCTATTGAAACATTACTCAGAGAATGTAAAGAGGAAATGGGTCCATTACCAGACATTGCTAAAGTGCATCCACTGCATATATTTTTAAGTGATGATAAAAAGTTTACTTACAATACATTTTGTGTAACAGTGTTCGAAGAGTTTATTCCTAGTTGTAATTATGAGAGTAGTGGATATTCATGGGTAAGTATAGACTGCTGGCCCAAGCCATTACACAGAGGTGCTAGAGTTGTACTATCTAACAAACAACTAGTAGACAAACTAGTAACTATATACGAACGTGAGAGAGATCAGACCGATTTACCTAACTGGTTGGATAGTTTCTGAATTTAAAAAATCAGTACTCAAATCAATCTTTTCGTTTTCTGTTAAGAACTTATAAACCTTATCAGCTAGTATAGTATGATTCTCTTTACTCATATGATTCATTCTTTTGTCAACGACTGGTTTATCCATCAGTTGTTCAAATTCTTGTTCATCGATATCCTTAAGAGCTAAACTACTATCTGTTGTATCGTGTATATCTGTAGTATCAAATCCAGGAAGTAAACAAAGTCGAACTTTACTACTTAATTTACTACGGCACCAGTGTAAGAACCATTCGTAATGTAGCACATTTAATAGTCCTTGTTGTTTATAGAATTCACTGGCATAGGCTTCGATAATTTTAAATTGTTTTTCTCCAACAAATTCGCTTAGACCCCACATATATAAATTTGATAGAGACGGCTTTTCAAAAAACAACCAATTTCTATTAAGTTCTGTTGTTACGATAACTACAGTATCTCCGATCTCCATTTCATCATAAAAATTAATTATTTCATGTGATATCCACTGATTGCTTATTCCTGGTTGTGCAATTATTCTTGTTTGTAAATTTAATTTAGTAGCGAGTTGTTTAGTCCAAGTCCAATCCGGGTGATAGTCTTCGTCGTAATTTGCATTCAACGGACTTACAAAACTATCTCCAAACATCCACATTCTATTCATTTTTGACTATCACCTTTTGCAATACGATAATTGTCCTCGACACTGTCTGGTGTACTAACTTCAATAATGACACAATTATCTTCCATAGCTACTAATTGATGAGGAAGCATAGGCTCGTTTCGCCAAGTATCTCCTTTAGTTAACACTTGCGTTTCTAATTCAGCATTGTCAGTATTCATAGTGTGTAGTGTAAAGCTACCCTTTAGTACATACCAACTTTCATCTTTTTCTTTGTGAAAGTGCATACTAAACTTAGCTCCTTTGCGATCAAAGTACATTATTTTTCCACAGTAAAGATCGTTGGTGGCAAAGATTAATTCTCGCCCCCAGCCTTTTTCTTGTGTGCCGTCGAGTTGTGTCATTTACAAGGTACTCCATCTTCATTATAAGGCATTTGCATATCTTTTTCCCAATCGTTTCTATAATCAATATCTTTTTGTGACATCAGCTGATGCCATCTGGTATCATCTCTCCAAGGCATATAATTAAAATTAATTACTATACGTCTTTGTTGATCTGTACATCTAGTTCCACTATGTCTTAGATTAGAAGGAAATATTACCAATCTATTTGCAACACTATCAATACTGTCGCCATCTTCAAATTTAGTAGATCCGTTGTTATCATTAACATAGTATATGGCAGTTAGTGAACCCGGAACAGCCATATCAGTATGCATTCCGTGTGTTTTTGTTGTTTCACCCCGAGTGGTTAAATTTGCTTTAATTCTTACTATTGCTTGTGGTGCTAATATCTCATTGAGAGGAAAGATGTATCTATAATTATTCGGAGATGTCATATGATATCCAGTATGTATTCCATGTACAAACTGATAATCTTGCTCATCTCCTCCTTGAACAATCCCCGGATTAAAAGACCATTCGAAATTCACACTCATCATGTGATTATATAACGACTCATATTCATTAGGTGCTAGTGCATTGTCGATTATTATTTTATTTTTCATTTATTGCCTCTATTGTTTTAGTTGTACTGTAATCATCTACAGTTGGCAGTATCACAACTTTTGCAAGTTGATTACCCACAACTGTGTCTACTGTATAGTCGCCACCTTTTGTAATTATGTCTGGCTGTACACGTTTTATTAGTTCTATTGGTGTATCTTCATCAAACAGTATAACTTCATCAACAAAGTCTAAACTTTCCAGCATAACTTTCCTGTCACTTTCGTTGTTAACAGGTCTAGATTCTCCTTTTAATCGTTTAACACTTTGATCCGTGTTAACACCCACTACTAGCCAATCTCCTAGTTGTTTACTAGCCTTGAGCATTTCAATATGTCCTCGATGCACAATATCAAAGCAACCATTAGTAAACACTTTGGTACGTTCTACATCCTGTTTAGTTAAAACATATGTACCAGTGTGCTTAACACTTTCTGTGCTTGCACTAACTGCGATTTCTAAACATTTTATATGACTGTAACCTTTAGTAAGTGCATACACAAATGACGCTAAAAAACAATCACCAGCTCCGGTAACATCCGAGACTTCAACTTGTTCTACAGTAATAGTATAGTTAACATCGTCTATTATAGCACTTACGCTGTGACCTGCATCTGTGGTGATAATATTACCCT